AAGCAAAGACTAATTGTTTTAATGCAATCCCTGTTGATGCTGTAAACTTAACTCCAGATGCACTATCTAACATATTTCTAACTAGACCCACTTGACGGAAATCATTTCCTACTACAAAGTCATTATTTTCTGTACCATCTGGTTTTATTGTAAGCATTACACCATTAGAACGTAAGTCTGCACGAGGGTCATGTCCTAACCCACCCCTTGGTGCAAAGATTGGTGTTATCTTTGCAGGTTTTGTTGGCGAACCGCCTGACTGCGTTACAATTGCATTCGTATATCCTGAACCCAAACATAAAGTAGATGCACTATCCTGAACATCAACTTTAGTGATTGAAGTTCCAGATATTGCGGCAACTGCTTTTGCAAGAGTACCATCACCAACAATCGTTAATGTTGGGGTAGAACTATATCCTTCACCACCAGAGTCAACATTGTAACCTATTATCTCTCCATCGACAGATGCATTCTGTACTGCAAGTTGTTCTGTATCTGATGCCTGACTTCCTGAACCGATTTGTTTCTTGACAGGTATAAAGTTTGCGGCAATATACTTAGATGCATCTAATGCAGATATAGAGTATAAGAACTTCCATGCATATCCATCTGAAGTAACAAATGTTGTGCCACTTGTATTACCAGAAGGTTGTATTGTAGATGCAACTGTTGCACCTGTAGCACTTTTTGATTGTTGTATACAGATATAAACTTGATTGTTATCGTTCATCACGTAATAAGGATGTTGAGTTGGATAGTTTACCACAAGATTATCACTATACGCAGAATATACTGTACCAGAACTCCAATTGTTTCTTGGAACAACAAAGGATAAGTCGCCAACTTTCTTTACAGATTGAAGAGAGTTTCTAAAAAGTCTTTCTTCCTTTAAATTTGCGTATGCGTCTGGTGCAGTATCTGTTGAGTTCCACACATCAGAACGACCTATACCAATATAATAATGATTCTCAGAACTATCAAAATTATCCTTGATTAATTGGATAGTCTCTCTTTTAAATTTATTTGTTACTATTGCCATTTTATGCTACCGTTCCACCATAAGTTGATTGTATTTGCCAGTGATTTCCGTCCCACAATAATGTTGCGGTCTTGTGTTGTGCTAATGCGATTGATGCCCCAAATCCAAAATTAGAACTAACCTGAGTTGTTGTTGCCGCGCCTGAACCTTTATTTGTAAGTATTTTTAGTTGTCCTACAACTGTTCCGTTCGCAAGTGTTGCGGCAAGAGGAGAACCTTTATTAAATACTGTTGTTGTCTTAACAAGAGATACCTCACCATCTCCCCCTTGTGTTATAGATTCAAATGCGAAACCCGATGCTATTGTAACAAGTCCTGTACCTTTACTTCCAATATTAAGACCAACATTAGAATTAGCACCCACTGATTCTATGGTAGGGGATGCACCATCTGCATTAGTAATTTTCAAATGATTGTCTGCATCTGCTGTGGCAGGAACTTCTATAACCTCTGCTCCGTTAGCATCATTTATACTTGTTGTAATACTAGGAGAGGTTATTGCAGGAGATGTAAGTGTTTTATTAGTAAGTGTATCTGTTGTTGTTCTAGCAACTAATGTATCTGTTGTCGCGGGTAGGGTTATGGTCACATCTGCAGTTGAAGCAGGACCAATCAGTGTTGCTTTGTTTGTACCATTATTTGTACCTTCTAAAAATTCTATCTTGCCCGCAGTAGTTGCAGTAGGACTTAATATAGGATTTGTTAAAGTCTTGTTTGTAAGAGTGTTTGTCGAAGTATCTAAAACCACATTACCTGATGCGTCTGGAAGAGTAATCGTTCTATCTGCAGTTGGGTCTGTAGGAACAATAAATGTCTCATGGTCATCGGCAGAAACACCTTCAAAGATAATACCTTTATTTGTCGCGTCGAATGAAACTCCTGATGCGAGAGAATCGCCTCCTAATATAGCATAGAGTTCATCGAAGTTTGCTTGAATTTTAGTTGCACCCTGACGTAGAGTATCACCTGTACCGTCGTTTGCGGCACTCCCTTTATTTAATGTTTGTTTAGTCATTAATATATCCTAATTCTTTATTCTATTTATATACTTTTTTAACTCAGATGCCCAAGATTTAATAAATATTGGTCAGAGTCTGCACTATAAAATACATGTCTTTCTTGGTCTAATGTCTCGAACGAGAAGTTGTTTGAGAAGTCCATACCATTTGTTCCAACTTGGTCTGAATCATCGAAGGTTGGTGAGGTTGCAAGTTGTGCTTCTCGTAAACTATTGTATTGGTTGTTCATATCTTGTAATGATATTGTGCTGTTATTATCTAAACGTAAATTAACTATCTCTGGCCTAATCCTACTCTTAATTCCATCTGAGTCAATATTAACATCATCTACAAGTGATGTCTTATCCATAGATGCGAACGTCGCAAATGATGCCTGACTATGCACCGCAAATGGTGGTGGAGGTTCAATTGTTACATTTGGTGCTATAATCGCATCTTCAACAGTACTTACTATTTGTATTTCTGAACCTAAGAATGTTCCTGCAGGGTGAACAAATAATTTATATGCGTCTCTCCATTTGTTTTGTTCAAGACCGGATTTGATGAGTATAGCATGTTTTTGATATAACTTATTGTCAGTAATAAACTTCTGACTTTCTGCTCCTATATGGTCTCCGACATTGAATACTTGAGTCTTTGTATATACAATATCGGGGTCTATACCAAAGAAGGTTCTGAAGAATTGTTGTATAGAATACTTTGTACCCTTTGACCTAAACAATACATTAGAGTATTTTGATGCCGCACGTTTGTCTGTAAACCCTTCAAAGAAGTTCTGTCCGAGTAATAGTTCATCTTCAATAAAGGACAGGAGAGCAATATCATTTTGTGTTATGTCTCGTGTGACAAACAATTCATCAACGAGTTTAGAAGGTGAGTCTTCAGAGTTCTCGAAATGATAATACTCATCAAGTAATGTAATTAGTTTAGGATACTCTTCACGAAAAAACTCTGGAAGAATTTCCTTTACATCATATCTTTTGAAAGACAGATTACGTCTATTCAAATCTATGAGAGTTTTATCGTTGTTATGGGTCACTAGGTAATAACCCCATCTAGAACATCTACGATTGAAGTGAAGGATTTAGAACCATCTAGAACAATAATATCTTGCCTAAGTGGTGATATGGCACTCTGATTTGATGGGGTTACACTTACCTTTATGAAATTGTCTGAGGTAAGTAAACTATCTATTTGAAGTCCAACAATATTTACTGTATCTCCTGAGTAATCTCCCACATTATCTACGACCACAGAATTTGCCACCGAGTCAAACACCTCTAATTTGTTTGTGTTTAACTTGTTCCTCAACACACATGAATTGCCTCCTATAGAGAATGGATTGGATGTTACGACATAATTAACATCATCGGGTGTTGCAAGAGGCGCGGCATATCTTAGTTTGTGGTCTTGTATTGCAGTGAGTGTTGGAGTAAATCTTCTCTGTAACTTAATGTTTTGTCGAGATGATAATACTGCAGGACTTGTATCATCTACTAATGATAATAGATTTGACCTTCTAAATGATTGATTAAACTTACCTGTATTAATTGCAAAGTAATTATTTATTGCAGTATCAACATCACCCTGTATAGTATTTCTTGCGAGTGTTGTTAGGTTATCATTAAATTGGAAGAAAGTCTGAACTTCAACGAATGTTGTTATGGGGTCATCAAACTTAACACTGAATGATGCCACCGACAACTCATCTGAGAGTTGTAGTATCTCATCCTTTATTCTTGTTTGGGTTTCCGCATCAACATCATTATTAAATAATATCGATACAAATACCGCACCATATTCTGGTTCGAGAGCATCTTCTCCCCCAAAGGATTGTATATCTGATATGAATGATGAATAGTTTTTGAGTATCAATGAAGAATAATCCGAGGCAGTTACCATTCTGTTCTGCGACGCATACTGGAAAGGTGCATTCTTACGAATACTTTCTATGCTTTCTTTTGCACCACCACCTATAGATTTTGATATTGTTGTTACCGATACAGGATAATTTACACCATTTACATTTACAGAATTTTGTGCAGAGAATGTCAAAGCACCATTTCCTGAAGAACCTGCTGTTGATATATATTCTACTTCTATCTTACTTCCAACTATTGGTGCTTTACCAAGTGTAACACCATTACCAAAAGACAATTCGAAGAAACCATTTGGTGCTTCTCTGAGTATATAAAGTGTAGAGTTTTCATTTATTGTTCTCGCACTTTGTAAATTTGAATATGTTACAAAAGAGGATGAAGAAGGGGTCTCATAAACTCTTACAACTGCTGTTGACAAATCTAAATTTCTATCTGGCACAACATACACAGGATTGTCTGTTGATGTCAATGCAATAAAAGTTTTTGTTCTCTGTATGCCCTCATATAGTTTTATATTTTCGTTACCTGCAATATCTGTAAAGGTATATACTCCTGTTCCGTCATCTATTGCGTTCAAGTCTTCACGTGTTTGAAACACAAAATCTATTTCATCAATACTTGTATTAAATTTAAAGAATTCGTTTATTTGGATTTTAGATGGTCCATTGGGAACAGTTATTGAAAGATTTACAATTGCCTGAGAAGAAGTTCTTGAATCCGCAACATATCCAATACCCTCTGCAAGAGATAGAATAGAACTTCTCAATTGTGCAGTACTTAGAAATGATTCATTCAACGCAAAGTTTGCGGTCAAGGCATTGTAGTGAGTGTTATATGCAAGAACATCAAGGATACTTGAGAGACCTGAACCATCAAAATTATAGTCGGTGAATTCACCTGACTCTTCTAAAAATTGTTTTAGGTTACTTTTTATAGCATTAAAATCTAATGCTGTTGATTTAATTGTTGTTGCCATCTATCTTAACCTTGAAAGCTTTGTTGAAATTTGAATGACTTCAGATGTGTTTATAAGTCTAAATGTTACTACAGTTTGAACTTCATTCTTGTAATATTCGTCTGCATATACTTGCACATCAAGTACTCTTACTCTCGGTTCATGTTTGCGTATAGTTGACATTATAGTACTTCTAATAAACATATCTGCAGTATTATCTAATAACTCGAATAAAAGTGTTCTTAGATTTGCACCATAATCTGGGCGAAAAGGTTTTTCGAGTCGATTAGTCATGAGTAAATTTTTTATTGATTGTTTCACTGCAGCTGCATCAAGTTTCTTATATACATCACCTGTTGTTGGTTTTACTGCAAGTGTCAAGTCCACGTCAGAATATTGACGTTTACGACTTATAGGAACTGAGTTGGTTCCTAAGTTACTACTCTCTTGTGCGAATGCTCTTCTTGTCATATCTTTATTTATATGTTTTTGATGATGTTATTTAATTTTATTTCTCTAGTATTTCGATGAGTTCTCTTTTTGTTTGTATTTTATTATTATATACTGTGAATAATGACCTCTTAAATCGATTATCTTTTATTTCATAATTTTCTGGAACTTGAGGCATCAATATTCCAATCTGAGCAGAGAGATTTCCATTAGGGTTATATTCATCATAGTCTAAATACATTTCCTGAAAATTTAAATTGTCTTTCCAAAATACAGCAACATCAAAGGTTTTCTCAAAATCAATATTACCATCAGCATTAATAACCTGATAATATACAAGTTGTCCTGAAGCCTTTGCTTGCATAGTTTTATTTTTTGTGTCTATAGGTCTACGATTGTAAATTCCTTCACTCACAATAACACGAACGTTCCGAAATATTTCTGTATTACTATTTATTATGGTTAAAGCTTTAGCATGTAATGTGAGGTTACGTGCAATCTGTCTTCTCACATCTTCGTATTTAATGTGTCTGAAAGATGTTTTATCTCCATACGAACCTAAAAACTTTGCAATAGTTATTCCCTTTTCAAGTTTTGTTTTTGAACTTAATGGGACTTGTGTTTCTGGGTCATATGATGGATTTGGTAATAATTTCATTTTTTTATTCTCTTTACTATACTAAGGTATTATAGTTTTCGTTTTCTCTTATTGTTTGCTTTTCTTCCTATTTTAGTTTTAGGTTCTTTATTTAAATATTGTGGATTCAACTTGCCTTCTGCAATAAGAAGAATTGCAACATTTGAAGGTTCTTCTTTAGTGACTGAACTTCCACCCTTAACCCTTGCTAGTCTGTTCCTAAATGCGGAACGTATTTCTCCGATTGTTGGTTCTTTAAAGAAAACAGCACTACCATTATTATCATAATGTTCTGCACCTTTACTTTCTTTTCTTAATAAATCGTTTTCGTCAATTATAACATTCTGTAAAGGTTTACCAACATCTCTCAATGTCTGTTCTAAATTTGTCGGAGAACACACTAAACTCATTGCTGTTGTCTGTGGAATTTCACTAGTAAAAATGTTTTTTACTGTTTTTGGTTCTACAGTAACGTGACCCTGTTCTGTTTCTTGCGTGAAAGTTGCCATTAAATCATTTATTGCAAGAACTCCTGTGATAGTAGATGCAGCTGAAATAAATGCAGCTGCTTGAGCAGATGTGCCAACAGCACCAACCGCAGTGGATGCCGCGAGTGCAAGGACTGAACTGTTTGCCTTACTTGAGTGTATTGCCTTATCCGCAGTACCCTTCAAAGCTCCGTGAAATATTGCGGTTTCTATATTATCAGAATCGTTTTGGTCTTGCGCACCTGAATAAGTCTGTCCTGTATACCTTACAAATGCACCACCTATCATACCATATGTACCTTGAACTTTCAACTTATCTTTACCTGTGATATATGTTTCTTTTGAAATGATATCTATTTGTTTCTTACCAGATATTATAACATCTTTTGCACTAGCAAGCGTAAGGTTTCCTGTTGATGAAATAGTTTTATCACCCTTGAAAACATCATCATTTCCACCGAGTTTCATTGATACATTAGTTCCTAAAATTTTCTCATATTTTGTTTTGAGGAATGTTTCTGCAGTATCTCCTGTCACTTGTTTTCTATAGTTTCTTCCTATATTTTCGGTAGAGTTTCCTGCCACATCAAGATTGTAATCTCCTCCTACTTCAACATTCATGTCACCACTTACTTTGAGATTAAGATTTCCGTTGTATACAAGATTTCCATGTCCCTCAACAATAACAGTTTGGTCTCCCCCTGTCACTTCAACCTTATTATTCAATGCAGATATCACAACCGTACCGTCGGCACGTAACTCTACACCTGAACCAAGATTATGACGAATGAGGATACGTTCACCGCCTGGCGTATCGTCCATCTCAATAGAGTGTCCACTAGGTGTTTCATCTACTTGATTAAAAGGATACTGAGAAGGTATTTGTTTAGATAGACCTAATGGAACACCAATTTCTCCACCACCTGTATAGAGTTCGTTTACTTGAAGTCCTAATGCCGCCTTATTTATAGACGATGAAAGATTATATTCTCGTCTAGGATATTCTCCTGAAGCATCTTGCATTCCATTTGATGATGTACCAGAACTAAGTGCTCTACCTTCTCCTATGTTAGGATTATCTTTTCTTTTTTTATAATTGTCTATTTTAGTAGTCATTCTTTTGGCACCCTATAACCTAATTTAGTCAAAACATCTCTTGCCCACTTATTATCTTCCCCAGTGAGGTCATCATTATAACCATTAATACCCCAAGATGCATCAGTACCTCTAGTATCAATATGTATATGTCCAGGATATATTCCAAAACCTCTAAAACCTATTTTATGCGCCGCTAAAATTAAAATTGTTTTTATTCTATTATCCATAGTTTTGCCTGTCATTTCTCCATCTGATTTTTCATGATATTTAGTTGATATATCGACAGCTTTACCCTGAACATGCATTGAATCCTTTGCGGCATTTGGAATTTTTGAGTTCGTCTGTTCATTCCTATATGCACTAGTAATTTCTAAATTAATTTCGAGAGCATCACAAAGTTTATCTAATTTATCTACCATATCTG